GCCATACTGTAGGCCTCAAACCCATTCATACCCAAAGACCAGGCTATGGCATAGATAATAAGGGCCACAATATCAAAACACGTTCCATTCCAGGATTTATCAAGTCGCACGACATCTCCATCGTAGAGCTTATCCAACTCCGGGCATACAGCTCGCAAGGCTTGAACGATTTTATTGCATTCAGCAGACGTCATGTTAATCCCAACAGCACTCTCGAAGAACGCAAAGTTGGCACGCATAAACACTTTAATTGCAGCGAACACTCGCTTACAACGCATATTATAACTAGCTGACAAGTTAGTAAAAACCCGAGGCAGCTTACCTTCCTTTATCGCTTCATCTTTCAACGTGCAAATACCCACAGGAGCAGGTATATTGCCACGAAGAAGAATCTCTTCAATATCATCAACCTGGGCGAAAAACTCCGGCGACGCACACACTTCTTCACGAAGATTAATGTGATGCCGCTTATTACAATTAAATGGCGGGCCCGCAGAGGTCTTCATGTTGACCGCATGGATCAACGAGCCGGGCACACCAACCAAGGCCTGCTCTTCAGATATCACTCCATAACCAACACGTTGCAGGGAATCCATATCCTTAAGATAATCCATCAGTGACAAAATGAGCAACTCCTCATCAGGCTGTTTCGTATTGTGAGTGCGAAACGCATCCGTATAGGGAGAAACCCATTTATCGTCAATCATACGGCCTCGAAAATCGGGAAAACGCCAATAATTCTCGACGCCACACCACCTAGCCGCAATCGGAGCTGCCTCCGCACAGAACAGAGATTCTGTAATCTTAGTCTTCATCGTGGATCCAGACAAGGGAGGATTGAGTTCACCCATAGGGTAAAACTCCGCTCCATGGTGAGATTTTGCTGACCAGACCTCCGACTTAGCAGGATAGTGCGAAAAAGAAACGTCCTGAGGTTTCTTCGCCATCAGGGTACGGGAAGTTTGTATACCCTGAAAAGTGGTCCCTAGGGACTGCAAAACCCGGTCCAACTCAGTCTTAGTGATCAAACCTGCAATGGAATACTGATGCAAACCACGCATATCATTGATCAATTGACGCGCATAATGCATGCCAATGACCTTCCACTGACTACCTTTACGACCAAGGTACAGCATACCGCAATCACCATTCTTAGTGTCAGCATCAGTGGCTAAGACACGAGACGCGACCAACATCTTAACCGCATTGAACTTTGGGGAATATTCAAGCTTAGACGTCCAGATCTCGACCTCATCAAAGGACATGATCGACTCATCAACGACCGTCCAAACTTTGCCAACTAGTCCAACGGTTCCTTTAAACTCACCACATCGCACAACACACAATTGATCATTCGATGGTAAAGTCTTGGTATTCAAACCTGACGGATGCATAACAATCTCTCTGTCACCTATCATAACACGGAGGGGGTCAGTAAACGTCAACACATGAGTCGGAACAAGTATACAATTATGACCAATTAAATGGCCCCACATATTCCATACAGGGCCTTTAACTTCAACCAAAGTGTGAGCCAGCGAACCAACAAGGTCCTCCTTGGTGAAAGTAGAGGAATAACTCACCGGCGGCTCACCAGGTTGGTACTTCTGGTCGGCTCTAAACCAAGAAGTAGGCACTAGGCCTCCAACTCCATTGACCTCACGTCCCTGGAAAATCATTTCACTCGTGCGCCGCCAAACCAAAGCGGCTAGTCCACACAAGGCCGCACTCACTGCGGCTGCAGCGAAAAAAGCCTTGCCAAAATTTGTAGCGACAGAGGCAACGATACGCATTTCAAGGGCCTTAAGACCCCCCGCGACCCAATCACGGAAGTCCGAAATAGGAGCTCTAATATCCCCCACAACAGGCATATGTCGCAACCCAAAATCCACAAGGCCGCGGCGGCAACACTCTAGCGACTCGCGAACACTCATGCCTGCCCAAGGCAAACCCTGCAACTCAGGGTCACCAACTGGGACATCATGGCCACAAGAGCGCTCTCGAACATCGAGACCGCACTGTGGACAGTAAATACCCTTAGTGCGCAAGGCCATCAAATATGCGCGCTCGCGCTCCAAGTTAGCGTCAAACGCTCTATGGGCAAGAATAAGAAAATCGGGGTAAGACATCTTTACTGCTTCCGTAAACGGAAAACAGTTCTTGTTATTAGGGTCGACCATTCGGGGATCGAACTCTCGCACAAACAAGTCCCACATATCATGCGTTTCTGAAGCAAAAGCAGCGTCCTTATCAAGCACACCACCCCCCTTAGAAAAGGCTTCCTTAGCCTTAACCTCAATGTGATAGGTAATTCGACGATAAAAAGCATCGGGGGCGGCACAATATGACTGAACCTTAGAATTGATATAATTCGAAGTATAGGTGACCACTAACGGATTACCACGAATCTTACCTTTCATATCAACCGCAGCTTGCTCCAAAGGCATCGGAGTGTTATTCACAACAAAAATAAAATTCTCGATGTGATTTCGAACACCAGCCTGGGCAGGGGCGACGGTTTGATCCGGATCATCCATCTTAATACCCCAATGGGTATGATTACAACCATCCTGAAAGTTGACGTTACCTTGCCAAACATAAGTCCCCGTGGGGTCATAACCCCGACG